ATGACAATTATAAGCAGAAATTGCAGCGGGCAGATCGTAGGGCAGCCGTTAATATGCCTGTGCAAAGTTCTTCGTCTGATTTGGTGATGTGTGGTGGAATCATTCTAAATAATGAATTGCGTAAGAGAGGTTTCAGAGCCAAAATTGTCAATACAGTGCATGATAGTATTGTAATAGATTTACCGAAATCCGAATTGAGAGAAGTTGCATTACTGACAAAATATTGTATGGAAAATGTTGTAAAGTTAGCACCTAAATATTTTCCAGGATTGGATTTTTCATGGTTTAATTGTCCTTTGCATGTAGATGTAGAATCTGGTACGCACTACGGTGCGCAGAAAGAGTACAAATTCGATGATGAAGATCTTAAGAAATTTAGACTTTCAAGTGGAACTGATCTCGATAAATAGATTTCTTGCAATGTTTGGATTAGTGCTAACAATATATCATGACAATGGCAGGGTAATTTTCCATCTCATGACAATTAAATCGTATATAAAACATATTGAGGAGAATTTTTGATGGGTACTACATTATTGAGTGATTTCGAAATTTCCGAATACGCTAAAAATTTGCATATGATAGATCCGTTTGTATCAAATCAGATATCGAGCAATATAATACCTTTCCAAATATCTAATGGCAATCCTGAAAAGATAATTTCATACGGACTTTCATCATATGGTTATGATTTGCGGGTGGCAGATGAATACAAAGTCTTCAAACATCCAGCAGACAAAATTGTTGATCCTAAAGATTTTGATACAGGAAATGTTTGGGATTTCCAAGGAGATAGTATCATCATTGAACCCCATGGATTTGTCCTCGCACGTTCTGTGGAATATATGAGAATACCTAGGAATATCATAACTATTTGCCTTGGTAAGAGTACATATGCTCGCTGTGGAATAATTGTCAATATTACAGCATTGGAACCTGAGTGGGAAGGTCATGTAACAATTGAAATTTCCAATACAACCCCCTTACCAGTAAAAGTTTATTCTAACGAAGGAATTGCACAAATACTATTCTTTGCATCAGATTTGGATTGCGATATATCTTACAAGGACAAAGGAGGAAAGTATCAGGGTCAGACAGGCATTACATTGGCAAGGTAATTAATTATAGGAGAGAGAGAGAGAGAGATGAAGGAAATGAGCAGAAATTTCGACAATGATGATGAAGACGAATATGCCGATATTGAAGAGTCTGAAGATAAAGAAATCACAGAGTCAGATAATTCTGAAAAGAATCAATCTATAGATTCAGAAATTTCAGAAATCATAGATCTTGTTTCAGGGACTCTGATCACAATTAATACTTTTCGTGGTAAGAAGACATTTGACATCGGAAGATTATTCGTCATAGATGAAAACAATCTAACAGAAGAATTTACCACTCAGGCTGCATCATATGCATTCTTTTCGACATTGATTGCAGAAGCGGAAAGAAATGTTGCCAAAAGAGATCTCGCAAAAGATCAGGAATATGCGACTGCAGACGAATATTATCGAAATGAAATGACAGCTAAAGGTGAGAAATACACAGAAGCTGTGATTCGTTCATTGGTACTGAGAGATGAAGATTATCTAAAGTCAAGTGATCAATTGGAGGATGCAAAATATGAATTGAATTTGATAAAGGCAATTGTAAGATCTTATGAGCAAAAATCTACAATGTTGCAATCTCTTGGAAATCATTTACGTTCTGAATATGTCATGATGGGAATGCACATTGACGATTTGCAAACCAGCAAAATCATTTCAGATGTTAAGAATTCGATTTCCAAAAGACGTAACAAAAAATAGTCCCGACAAGTTTAGTATTATAGACAGAGCACTTCAGCAAGGTCTATTAAAATCCAAGAAAGGGATGTATAACTAATGAAAATAAAATCTGATATTTCACGTGCCGATCGTCTTGCGAAAATGCGAGAAAAATTAGCACATACCGATACTTCTGTCGGTAGTGCCGGATTTTTACGTTTGCAAGACGGAAGAAATGTAATCCGGATCCTCCCGGAAGTAAAGACCATGGAATTCTTTTTCCAAACCGTTGGAAAACACGTTCTCCCTCCAGATGGGAAGAAGTGGTTTTACTGTCCAAAATTTAGTTCCGAAGGCAAATTGGAATGTCCAATTTGCGAGTATGTAGAAGAATTATATAAATCTGGAGACAAGGCATCGAAAGAACTTGCAGGCAAATTGCGTGTCAAACGTTCATTTTGGATGAATGCCATTGACAGAGACCATGAAAATTTAGGAGTTCAGATTTTCACGCCTGGAGTTATGGTATTCAATTCAATCAGTTCAATGATCTCAGATCCTGAATATGGAGACATTTACGATATCGAAGAAGGCATCGATTTGATCGTAGAAAAGTCTGGAAAGGGTATAGATACTGAATATAACGTTAAGCCTAAACGTGCATCATCTCCTTTGCACGAGGATCCGAATATTGTAAAGAAATGGCTGGATCAAGCAAAGGACTTATCATTAGTAGAATTGTCTGATGATAAGGATGAAGACAGTGAAATTTCCAAGGGTCATGCTGTATATGTTATGCCATATGATCGTTTGAAGGACGAATTTGATTCAGTTTCTGATGATGATTATGATGACGATGATGAGGATGATGAGCCTATTATTAGTCGATCAACTGCCAAAAAGAAAGTTTCTTCGAAATCGGACGATGAAGACGAAGAACCAGTTATTCGTCGCAAAGCAAAACCTGCAGATGATGATGATGAAGACGATGAAGACGATGAAGATGAAGACGAGGAGATAGAACGAGAGATGGCATCACGTCGCATGGCACGCAGACGTCCACGCTAATGGTAATTTCATGTGCAGGTGCTGCATTGTAAAGATGCAGCACCTTCATTTATTGTATGTGAGGATGTAATTGTGAAATTTATTCATTTTAGCGATTCTCACACTGGAGTAGAATCTAGAGGAAAGAAAGATCCAGAAACTGGCATTAATCTAAGAGTTATGGATTATCTAAACACATTAGATTCAATTGTAGATTTCGCAGAAGATGAAAATGTAGATTTAGCAATATTCACAGGTGATGCTTTTCATACCAATAAACCCAGTCCGTTATATCTAAATGAATTTTCCAAGAGAATATCAAGACTCAGTAAACAATGCACCACTGTATTGATTGTTGGAAATCATGATATGGAAAAGTTACATTCATCATCGGCTGTGGAGATTTACAGTTCGCTCAATATCCCAAATGTAATTGTTGGAAATACTTTAGATATACACATCGTAGATACTAAATCTGGCAAAGTTCAAATTCTTACTGTTCCATATCCAACAAAAGAATCTCTAAGCGTTGGCAATTCCGATCAATCTAGAAAAAGTGTAAAAGATTTATTGAAATATAAATTGAATATGCTATGTAAGAAATTGGACAAGGAATTGCCAACAATTCTAGCTGGGCATATGACAGTTCTTGGATCTATGTCAGGATCAGAATCTAATTATCTTTCCAGATTAGATCCTGATATAGATTTGGAAGAATTGGCAAAACCTTGTTTTGATTATGTTGCATTAGGTCATATACATAAATATCAAAATCTGACGGAAAATAATCCAAAATTACCACCAGTAATATATTCAGGTTCAATTGAGAGAGTTTCATTCAATGAGGAAAATGAAGACAAGGGATTTATCCTCGGAGAAATAAATGATTTGGAGACAATATATGAATTTATCCTTGTTGATGCAAGACCATACAAAACTTTAGAAGTATTCAGTGAAGATAGAGATCCAACAAAATTGATCTTGAGGAAGATTTCCAAAACTGATTTACATGGTGCAATTGTAAGATATGTAATACATGTACCAGAAGATTATTTATATCTTGTAGATGAAGGTGAGATACAATCTGCAATATTATCTGCGGGTGCATTTTGCATTGGAAATCGTAAGATAGATGTGATCAGGAAATCTAGAGAAAATTCTAGGTCTTATGGATTGTCTTCTGCATCGACAAAAGATGAGTTATTATTGAGATATTTCAATGTCACCCATATAGATGAAAAAGAGAATAAAATATTACTAAAGATGGCTCATGAAATTATAAATTTAGTAGAAAATTCAAGGCAGGAGATTTGAAATGTCTAATAAAAAGATTGACGAAAATGTATTAACGAACGAGGACATGAAAATTGTCATCGATGAATTGAAGAAAGTCAAGAATAAATCCATTGATGTAACTCTATTGTCTGATGAAGATTCACCATGCGTTGTTACAGAATGGTTATCTAGCGGGTGTGTTGCATTAGATGCAATTACAGGTGGTGGATTTCCTGTAGGTAGAATGACTGAAATATATGGAGACAATTCTACAGGGAAATCACTTATAGCAGCCCAGATTGCTTCTCTGGCTCAGCAAGAGGGTGATATCGTAGCTTATGTTGATACAGAGACAGCTGTAAGTTTGGAAATCATGAAGGTGGTAGGTGTTGATACTGACAAGCTTCTCTATACAGCCCCAGATACTGTAGAGGATGTATTCACATTCTTTGAAAGTATTGTAGATATAAAGAATAGGAAATTTCCTGATAAGAGATTACTTCTTATATGGGATTCTGTTGCTGCAACTTCTGTAAGATTTGAAATGGAAAATGATTACGGCAAAGCTACAATGGGAAGACATGCCAATATGATTTCTCAAGGTATGAGAAAGTTCATGAGAACCATTGCAAAGAATAGAATTTGTTGCATTTTCCTCAATCAGACTCGTATGAAATTGGGAGTTATGTTTGGTGACAATGAAACAACTTTTGGCGGTAAGGCTCTGGGTTTCTATGCTTCTATTAGAATTCAATTGAAAATCGGTCAGAAAATAAAAGAAAATGGGAAAATAGTGGGTGTTGAATCTAAAGCGGTAGTCGTAAAGAATAAAGTTGCTGTTCCATTCCTATCTGCAAAATTGCCGATATATTTTGGGCATGGCATTGACGATGCACTAGCAAGTTTCCAGTACCTAATTGATGCAGATCTATTGGAAAAATCTGGAAGAACGTTTACAATACGTGATTCACAACTTCCAGAATTTACCAAACAGACATGGTATGATTTTTACGAAGATAATTATGATGCAATAGCGAAAATTATCATGTCTACGCAATTAACTGATAATTCTGATGATGATGATGATGAGGATGGGGATGAAGAAAAATCAAAAGATTGATAGCATTTCCAATAGGCTTCTATTAATTGATGGAACAAATATGGCATATAGAGCCAAGTATAAATTTCAACTTTCGAATAAAGGGATAGATACATCCATCACTTATGGATTTCTGAAAATGATTATTCCACTTATAAGAGAGTATGAAATATCTAGTGTTATAGTTGCGTGGGATTGTGGAATTCCAAAATTCAGGAAAGAATTTGTACCTGAATATAAGGCTACAAGACATTTGAATGAAGATCCGGAAGATAGAAAGAATTTTATACGACAAATTTTGGATTTGCATTGTCACGCATTACCAGCTATGGGAATTGTAAGTATAATGAAATCCAAGACTGAAGCTGATGACATAATTTATCATGCGGCAAAGATATCCAAAAATCCAGTTCTCATAGTTAGTGGTGATAAGGATTTGTTACAATGTGTAAGCGATAATGTATCTGTTTTAAATCCATCTAAGGATAAGTTATATACTCCAAAAGAATTGGAAGAAGAAATAGGAATAAGTTATAAATTATATATAGACTGGCGTGCAATTCAGGGA